TCAAGGCAAGCAATAAGCTTGCGCCTTGGTCTCCCTCTAGCCTTCTAACCAAATCTACCCAAACTGCTTGTGGCTTATTGTCAAATAGTTGCTTATTTACACGGTATCTATCTAATCTCGGCATTTCCGAGAATGGAGGGAAGGATTGTCCTTGTCTTATGCTGTCTAAACTTGTTATCATTTCACCACCCCACAGGTTTTGGGACTGGAACTTTTCTTACGCCTTGTGATTTGCTTGTGCTGTAAATAACGTATCGCATAGCGTCTAATAAGTGGTCATTCTCTTTTATCGGTTCATCAAAAATCATTTCATCTGACATTTTCCATCTATAAGATTTCAATTCATCTTGTATTTCCGTTAGATTACTGAATATTTTCAAATTACCGCTTCGCATTTTAACAATAACTGCACCTATACCATCTAAAACTTTGTTTTCAGCTGGCACTACAGCTCCTTGAAAGTATCTTCTCAATTCTTTCAAGGATTGTGGAGAAGATGGGTCTCCGTAAATCTTATAGATAAACTCATCGCTGGAAAGATTAGATATTTCATTAGCTAATTCCTGCGCTGTTTTGCCTTTTTTCTTGTATTCACGATATACATACCATATTTCAGTTTCTGGGTCTACTGCAATCCAAACAGCCGCACTCGGATTATTAAATCCGAAGTCTACACCTATGTATCTACGCCAGCTTGGTGGCACATCAAACGGCTGACATAAATTCACATCTTCTCTGAAATCAGCATAAACCAAGCCTGACGGTCTTGCCCATTGTGCCTCGTAAAACATCTTAAACTTCCAATCTGGCATTGTGGCTCGTAATCGTTCAAATTCTTCTACTGGGAAATAAGGATTTGTCTTTGAATCAAAAGTTATTACGTCTATTTCATCATCTTCTCCTGAAGCCCATTTATCGTATACCTCAGTCTTTATCCAGTTCCAAAAGTATGGAGTAGTTGTAATCAAAATCCTACCTCTATGAAAAGCAGTTCTTCTTCTAACAACGTCCCAAACTAAAGCGTCCATCTGTCCAGCTTCATCGAGCCATACAGCTTTAACGTGTGCACCTTCTAAACTTAATGGGTTATCAGCAGAGCCCATTATTACTCTTCCGCCTTCTGGTAAATACCACACTTTTTCATTAGTTCTATAATAAGCACCGTAAGGTTCAAGCAAATTCTGAATATAAGGCATCAAATTACGAATTAGCATTGAATATGTCGGTGCTACAGCCATAAAAGTGGCTCTTGGGTCTTTCTGTATCTCTCTTAACAGCCAAAATGAGCCCAATAGGGACTTCCCACCGCCTGAACCAGCTATTACAGCGACAATTCGCTTCTCGGAATTCCAAGCTTTAAGCTGTCCAGCATGTGGAATGAACTGTATTTTGGCTTTTGGCACTATTCTTCACCACCAATCGCTTCTTTTTCGTCTTCTACATTGATAATTTGTGGTTTTGGAAGCTCTTTTTCCTCTTTTTCGTCTTGTTTTATCACAACTTCAACTAAAGGAGTGTTAAAAGACGTCTTTTTGCCGTTTTTACTGTAATTTAAGCCCATGTCAGCACTCAATTTTTGCACTTTTACAATCGCATCGACCCATTCTTTAACATCTTTTGGCGATAATGACTCTGCATCGAGAGTAGCCAAGCGTTGATTAACCTTATCAAGGAACTTTTGGGCAACTCCAGTGAGCTCTTCATGTAGTTTATCTGATGTAAATGCTCTCTTTTTGCCTCTTTCCTCCAATATGTATTCGTCATATGCGTTGGCTCGCTCCTCCCAATTATAGTTTTGATAGAAAGTAACATAAGATGCAGGCACTTTTGTTCTTCCCTGCATCTTTGCAAGCTGTTCTAAGGAACGTCCAACGCCTAACATTAAGTATTTTTCAAACAAATTATACTCGTTTTGAGGTTCATTTGGCTGTCTTAGCCATATTTTATCCCTCTTAGTAGCCAATATTTTTCACCTCTTTGATAAAACTACTCGTATGGGACATTTAACACCTCTAACACGTGTTTTATTCATTCATTTCTTTCACACCTTATAATCATCTTTATTTACCTCTGTTATCTTTACTTTCACTCCCTGCCCTTCTCTGCCAGAAACCAATCTAATTATAGCGTGTATTTCCATCACTTGAGAGTCGTCTACATAAGCCGCTCCTGTCATTCCGTCTAATAACGACTTAATTACGTTATCTATATCTGGTTTTTTTGTCGTTGCTGAGTAATACATGTCTAATTCAAGCTTAATTCCACCAATTAAGGGCAGTGGAACGTGCTCTTTAGTTATATCGTTAATGTATTTTTCGTATACTAAAGTCTCTTTGGGAGTGTAAATTTACCTGTCTTCGCAGAATATTTTGCTCTTTGCTTTGGTCTCGGTCTTCCAGCTATAAAAAACTCATATTCTGTTTGCATTTCTTTCACTTCCCCTTTAATATTTTTCATATCCTACTTTATATTATACACCATGCCCTTGTATCGCTTGCCCACTCTTAATGCATTAAGCCCTTTTACATTAAGCTCAATGATATCTACCCACAAATCTTCATCTAAATCCTCGTTTATTTGCAAGTAAATTGTGTGTTCTCTGGAATGTATCCATAATACTTTTGCAATTCCAGTGCGTATTAACAAGTAATAAATCAAATTGGGTCTTGATATGTGTATCAATTTACCCATTGTTCTTGATTTCCAAGGCACTTTGCCGTTATTTATTGACGTTGCAAGCCACAACAAAGACAAATCAGCGACTCTGTTTTTGACTAAATCCCATTCAGCATCGTCGTAAAAGTGTAAATTTCGCATTACTTTATCTAATTTCGGTGCTGTTTTATTAAATCTTTCCCAAAAATCATCTCTTTTACAGCACCAAACCAAGCCTGCATAGTAAAGCCAGCCTGCGGCATGTGCCGAATAACTGGTTCTATCTATGGAATAAGCGTTGAAAAAAGCTGTTGATACCAGAGAATACTTGTTCAAGTAGGGAAAATATAGCTTCCAGTAGTCTCCAGAATTAACAATTTGCACTTCTTGANGCTCTAAAACACGCCAATANTCTTGCANTAANGGTGTAGATTGNAACATTCTTAAGATTGTCTGCGGGTCTAATGCAATCCTTAAGTCAAACTCTATTTTTCGTTGCTTTGGAATGTTAACTTGTTTCATTATCAACAAAATCTTGTAATAATGTAAGCTGTTTTTCGTTTTTGGGTATAGTTTCGCAATTAGGACTTAGCCACACACACTCTGTGCGTTTAAGCTTTTCCCCATTTTCTTTGTTTTGTAAGTGTTTTGTTCCCTTAGTAGTTCCAGTAGCGTGACACCNCNCTTCTATTTTTATTTTTATCCAACCAGCTTGCTCTAATGATTTATAGATATTATGTTCATATCCAGATAACATTGCTTTACCTTTAATGTGTAATAATAAGTCTACTAAATCTTCATGGTCTTTGAGAGACATTTCATGTTCATATGCTTTACATTTACGAGTTTCTAATACATAAGGAGGGTCTAAATAAAAGAAAGTTTCTTCTGTGTCATATGCTTTTAATATTTTTCTAAAGTCATTATGCTCTATTTGAACTCTAAGCAATCGTTCCGATACTTCTGGAAGCAACTCTATACTTGAAAGCCAACCGCTAACACGTTTTGCCATGCCTTTACTGCTCGCTGTTACAGCATACGCCCAACTACCTCCGAGTTGTCCACTAAAATTTTGCCCTGCAGCTACGAACCATTTTACTGCTCTTAAAATATCATCTTCTTCGTCTCTCCAAGTATCTCTACAATAATAAAATTCCTCACGTGAATAAGGAATTAACATCACTTGCTCATAAAACTGCTTAAATTTGTCTTTGTCTCTGATAACTCTGAAGAAGTTTACTAACCCACTGTCACTATCATTATAGACTTCTACCGCAGAAGGTTCTTTTGCTAATAAGNGGTTGGCAGCACCACCAAACACCTCCACATACGTGTGGTGTTTCGGTATTAAAGGCAATAGTTTGTTTACCATAAAATGTTTGCCGCCATACCAAGGAAATGGGGCCCTTAGTCGCTTATCCACTCATTATCACCCCTTTAATCTTTCTTCTGCAAGCTTAATTGCCGCAGGCGATATATCTATACCTATCCACCTTCTATTTAATCTTTGCGCTACAACTAAGGTTGTCCCACTTCCACAAAAGAAATCTGCTACCACATCGCCTTCGCTAGATGATGCTTTTATAATCTTCTCTAGGAGCTTTTCTGGCTTCTGTGTTGGATAACCCGTACGTTCCTTAGCCATGTTGTTAATAGATGGAATATCCCATACATCGTCGACCTTTTTAAATTGCCCTTTCATCTTCTGAGAAGAGGCAGGAACCATTTCTGGATAAAATTTATAATCGTTTGTTTTGGTGTAAAATAAAATCGTGTCGTGTTTTCGAGGGAAACGCTTGGTGGAACTTCCGCCAAGCCCGTAATGCCATATAATCTCATTTTGAAAGTTCTTATACCCGAATATCTGGTCTAGCATTATTCTAATATGCGCATTAGCGTGCCAATCACAGTGTAAATAAAACGAACCAGTAAGGCGCAACGTTTCATACATTAATTGCACCCGTTGTTTAAGCCAGTCAATATATTGTTCTATTCCACCTTTCCACTTATCGCTGAAGCCGCACCTCTCAGCGTTAGTACCATAAACCACTTCGTACTGCTTGTTTGTGAAAAACGGTGGGTCAATATAAATCAAGTCAATGCTTTCTTTTGGTAATTTTGCTAAAATATCTAGGTTATCGCCGCATAAGAGCCTATTTACAAAGCCTTTATCGTTTTTTATTGTGCAATCTAATGCCATTATCAGCAACGTCCTGCACCGATTTTGTTAAATTGACTTAATTGCGACACGTTTGGCTTATTTATGGCTAGATTAGAATTTATGAATGTTACCCACACAGCCCCCCCCCCCACAGCTCGGACACACTACACAGCCACTTTCGTGAATTACCGGCGAGCCACATTCTGGACAATAAACATAATCATGTGCACCTTGTTTTTTCATGATCTCTTTTTTCTCTTCAGCACTAACACTCTGTGTTTTAATTTTATCATTCATATGCCTATCACCTCCCTAACGCTAAAATTATAGCACGGCATATCTGTCCTGCAAATTATTATCTATAATATGCTTGTTTATCCTGTTTTTTGCAATTTCATAGTATTCTTTATCCAATTCAAAACCTATATAATTACGATTTGTATTGATACAAGCTATTGCTGTCGTACCACTCCCTATACAATTGTCCAAAACTAATTCGTTTTCATTGGTATATGTTTTTATTAAATATTCACATAGTTCAACAGGTTTTTGAGTAGGATGTACATTCCCATTATTTCCATTACTAAACAATTGAACTGATGAAGGGTAACGTGTTCCTTCATTGTTAATTGCTTTTTTAATTGTTTCGGCATTGCCATGTATTCCAACAGTTCTTTTCCTAGGTTTATCTTTATATGGTTTTCCTATTTCCATTTGTGGATTATAAGTAGGCTGTTTTTTATAAAATACCAATATATTTTCGTGTTTTTTTGCTGGTTGTTTTTTTACTAACATAAAGTTAGTGGCAAGTGTTTTTTGCCATATCCATTCATATTTAAACAATTTAAGATTACTCATAACTAATGCACTTGTAAAAGGTTGGCTACCGAATAGCACAATTGCACCATTATCTTTAATAATTCTTTCATATTGTTCCCAAAGCGGTTCAAATGGTATCACTATATCCCATTTACATTTAGTTGTTCCATATGGTAAATCACACAATATCATATCTATACTCTTATCATCTATGTATTTCATACCCTCTAAACAATCCATGTTATATATTTTGTTTATTTCAAGCAAATCATTAACCTCCTATGGCCCCTTTGTGGCGCATATGACCCCTTTGTGACCCCTTTATGACGCCATTGACCCCATTAAACATTTTTTTCGCTCCACAGCCATCCCTTATAAAGCTCAATCCAATCGCTCAAAGTCATCGTAACAAGCCACTCCTTCTTGTTCTTACGCCAAAATACTGCTGGTAGCTCATCTGCTTTAGCATCTTTTATAGCTTGTTCCATCGCATCGTAAACGTTCAATCGCTCAACTCTTTTACACTCAATGTGAATGCCTTCCAGCCCGACAACGTCATCACCACCCAGACCCGAATATTGCTGTCCCCTTCTCGTATTAAAGCCATACTCTTGGAGTTTCTTTGCGAGCTCAAGTTCTCCTCGCTTGCCTTTACGCTTACTATTCATGCCTCAATCTCCAAGCTTGTATGCACCCTTGGGAAACCCTTATACCCAGCGTAAATATCCACCTTTGCACATCCAACTGGCTGTGGCCCATACCCTTTCTGCGCTATAAACGAATCGTCTTCTTGCCAATCACGTTTATAGCCCGGTGTCCGCACATACCAGCCGATGTCTTGGTAAACTCGTCCCTTATTGCTCAATCTATCTCGAACAATCGGTACAAGGTATGCTGTATGTGTATGGCCATTCCACACAATGTCAGCATCGGGTTCATAAACTGCTTGTCTGTTTGTAGCTATCACTCCTCGGGTTACTGGAGCATTTGCACCTGCGGCTGAATGTGCATAATACATTTTCAACGATGAATAATGACCTTTAACTGAAAAACGAAACCTGAACCAGCCCTTCCACTTCCCTGTTACCGCACGACTGCCAGCCAAACGTAAATGAAATACCAACCTATCGCACAAATCGGTATTGGAGTTTTTACGGACAGCAAGCTCATGATTGCCTTGCGTTACAGCAATAATGTTTCTCGCATAGGGGTTTAGAAACTCTGCACTATCTTCCACCACCACGTCAAAATACTTCTCGCATCTATACTCTGGCCTTAGTTCATCCAAATTGCGCCTCGGATCAAATTTACCTTGCATTGCGTCAAACCAGTCGCCGCCGATGATAATTAAAGCATCTTCCTCGAGTGCTCTATCTAAACTACGCTTTAGCGCATCCCTATCACAAGCCATAGCGTCAAAATGCACATCTGAAAGCAAATACAATGAGCCTTTTATATCCTCATCCGAGGTTAGCTTTAAGTCTATTACAGAACCTTCAGCCCTGATCTCATCAATGTGCCTCAGCATCTTCGGCCTCGAAGACAATTTCGGAATCAGCAAATCCGATGAACTTTAATGCCTCTTCTCGGCTACTAAATGGCCCGATAATAACGCTGCCATCTGGCTGCAAATACCTATCAGGAAGCTGAAAACATCCAAAGGCTTTAATGAACCACTGTTCTTTGCCTTCCTCCGTGAAATTGCTTATGAGCATCATGCTACCAATATAATCAGTGTTCAAAAACACACCTGAACCCGTATCAACAAACATAAATAACGGCCCCCTTTACGCATCCAGCGTTAACCTTCTATCGTAACCGTCCAAGTAAAGTATATCACACGACCCCAGCAATCTGCTGACAATCGCTGGGCCAAAATTGTCTTTGCCAAAATGTTCTTCTATCTCCGCTACTGTTAGGTTTGTACTTATCACCATCGGCCGTCTTAAAGTAATGCGCCTATCGATTACGTAGTAGAACCTCTCAGGTGCCCAATCTGAACGGATATTCTCTTTGCCCATGTCATCCCAGAGTAACACACCGCAGTCAATGTACTTCTGCGTAATGTCATATTCAGAACCATCATCGCTGTTATATGCTCTGCGCAGCTCTGCAAGGAAGTCCACTGTCCTACCGTACTTGCATGCATACCCTTCCAAACATAATTTTATCGTCAAGGCATGGAGCATGTACGATTTACCAGTGCCATTGCCAAGTGGGTTAATTTTAGTACGATGGGAGGAGAGGATAAGCCCTCTCCCCCCGATTGGCTCCCATTCTTTCAGTCTTGCTATCACCTCCCTATTAAAATCGTCTACTACTGCGTTTTCAAATGAATGTCTCACCTCCTCTCCTTGTAACCCGCTTTCCCGCAATAATCTTTTACCACGGATTACGGCATAACATTCTCGTACATCATACTGCATGCGCTTTAATTCTGGATACCAATCTGGCTCTTCTATTATCCCCTCCCTTCCACACAAATCACATTGCTGATGATTCCAAACACACATCGTAGGATCCAGTATTCTATACTTTACAACTGGAGCATTCTTAAGCATTTCAGCCATACGTTCCCAACGCTTCTGGCTCATCTCTACTTTTTCCTCTAAATCTTCCTCGTTCATGCTAGCACCTCAACAACATTCTCATGAAATCCAGTATCATCAAGTAAGAACCTTATTTCTGGCCTTAATTCAAGCCCGTGTTTTCTATCCATCGTAACCTTGCTTTGCATTTGCTTGGATGTGAATGTTACCTTTAACCCCGCCTTGGGCTCATCGTTATTCCAATCCACAACTATTGCTACATCCTTAATCTTCAGCAATATCCACTCATTATCATAACAAGTATATGCATCTGGTATTAACCGTTCACGCCTAACATACTTTATGTCGCGATCAAACAACACCGTGAACTCGCTCATATCACTTTTTGCCTCAAGTAAACGCCCTTCCAAATCTACCATTTTCATGCCAACCACCTCACCTGTATAAAGTTTTCTTCTTCTTCCTTGCTTACCTCGTCCCTACAATCAAACACGATTATAGGACTGGCTCCGTGTAAAAAGTTAAGTTCCATGTCTTGGCTTCTTAACTCCACTACCATTGACCATACCACTTTACCGCCTCTAATTTGCGGCAACACATTAAACCTCTCTACTACTACAGGGATCTCAACGTCCCCCAACTTTACAACAGCCATCTTGCTAACGCTCTTGCCTTCTAATACTGGGATATACGACTGCAACACATACACATACGCCTTGCCATCCTGCACCACACTGGACACTGTCCTAACTTCCTTTTTCATTCCCGCTCCCTCCTTACCTTCGCACCCTGATATAGTCTTCGTCTTCGCTGAACTCTTCTCTACAATCAAGCACAATGACAGGGTGAGTTCCATCCAAGAATGCAGGGTCTTTGTCTTCACTTTCAAACTCCATTAGCATAGACCACACTATCTCGCCACACTTGTTCTGTGGCCACAACTCGCAACGCCTAACTACTACGGGTAACTCTTCATCGTCAAGCTTCAACAACACATGCCTGCTGATGAACTTACCATCTAACTCGGGAATTGCTCCTCTTTGCACGGACACAAAGACCCTTCTGTCCTTTACCACACACGCCACCGTTCCAACTTCCTGTCTCATTTTCGTTCCCTCCTTCTTTATCTTCATAATTTTATTAAACACTATATATTCGGATTGTCAATACCTTTTCCAAGTATTTGGAATAACTCTTTTCGCTTCTTATCCGCACTTTGTGGACGCCTTTAGCCTGTGTTAATCTCTATTATGAACGGACATACCTCCAACACTCTATCGTAAATCCTTTGCAAGGATAAAGAAGGCGCACTATGTAAATCTTCTTCGGACAAATTCGTAGTAATCAGCATTGGCTTATCCATCTTCAAACGACTATCGATAACATAATAGACCTGCTCCACGGCATAGGAAGTGTCTCGCTCCACGCCCCAATCATCAAGAACAAGCAAGTCTGCAGTTAATACTTTATCCATCACATGCCTACGCTCCTCACCTACTGCCATATATGTCAATATCTCTGGCATAGACGTAACATATGCTGTGTACCCCCTATTTATCAGCTCATTTGCAATGCAACAAGCAAAGAATGTCTTCCCTGTTCCTACTCCACCACGTAACATTGCGCCTATGTTCTTTTCGTAGAACTCTGGGAAATGCTCCACATACTGCCAACACATCTTTGTTACTTCAGGTGCTTGCCCATCATCTTTGTCAAATGTCAGTTCCCTCAAACTTGGGCTTGCAATCAATGTTTTACGCAATACCTCGGCTTGCTTCCTTGCCTGCTCTTTTATCATCGCCTCGTACTCTTTCATTCGCTCATCTTCATCGCCTGCACACGGCTTACGGAAACGCTCTCCCGCATAAATGCAATC